CGGTCGCCCCGCCAGGGGGAATCACCTACCCGACATGGGAGACAGATCGATGTCCACTCGCTGCACACTCGGCCCGCAGTTCGCGCCCGCGTTCCACCGTCCCTTCCTTCGCTACCTCGAAGGCGAGCAGGGCGGCGGCGACAACGGCAACGACGGCGGTGAGCAGCGCACGGATAAGAGCCCCGACTCGAACTCCCCACTCTTCCCGGCAAACACTGCTCGCGAAGATATGACGCCCGACCAGCAGATCGCATACGACCGCTGGAAGGGACGCAAGTGGGAGGAGCGCGCGAAGGCGTTCGGGGACTGGACCCCGGACAAGATCAAGGCGCTTGAGAAGGAGCGGGACGACCTCAGAAACCGAGGCCTCTCGGATGCCGACAAGGCGCTCGAAGATGCACGGGAAGAGGGTCGCAATGAGGTCCGCACGGTCCTCAACCGTGAGCGCGCGAAGAGCGCCCTCGACAAAGCGCTTGTGGGCCGCGTGCCCAATGCCAGCGCTCTTCTCGACCTCGACATCACGAAGTTCGTGGTGAACGGGAACGTCGACACCGACGCCGTCAAGGCGTGGGTGGAAGACCACTCCGAGGAGTCGGCGGGCGGCGGCAAGAGGCCGAACCCTGACACCGGTCAGGGGCGCCGCGGCAGCGGCAACCAGGAGACCGCGAAGACGGTCTCCGCCGGACGCGATCTGTTCGCCGAACGGCACAAGAAGAAGACCACCACCACCACGTCCTGAAAGGGGACATCATGCCTCGTCTCAAGTCCGAGACCTTCGGCTCCGGTGATCAGTCCTGGCTGGGATCGACCCACGGCCTCCGCAACGCGCGGACCGTGACGATCGACATCTCGGCGTTCACCGCGAACACCCACTACCCCGACGGCTACATCCCGTCGGGCACCCCCGTCGCCATCGTCGCGAACCTCGCGGTTCCCTACGACAAGACGGAGGGCACCACCACGGGCGCCGGGATCCTCGCCGGCTTCATCCTCACGGATCAGCCCGTTGTCGGCACCGTCGACTTCCCTGCCCCGCTTCTCGACCACGGTCGCGTCATCGTCTCGAAGGTGCCCTACTCGGGCGGCTTCGCGGCGCCCGCCGCCGCGGCGAAGAAGGCCGCCACGACGTTCGTCTTCGTCCCGTAAGGAGGAAATGAGACATGGCTCTCTGGACCGACCTCATCACCCCCGCCGAGCTGACGGGGTACGCACGCGAGTCCCTGGCGGCCCGCGAAGCCCGCAACGGGACCCTGGCCCGCTGGCTGCCGAACCGCGAGGTGCTCGACACCGTCGTGCGCTTCGTCGCCGGCCAGTCGGGCCTCGTGCCCATCGCGCAGTTCCGCGCCTACGACGCTGAGCCGTCCGTCGGCAAGGGACCGCAGGGCAAGCGCGTCACGATCGAGCTGCCCGCCCTCGGGCAGAACATCCCCGTCTCCGAGTACGCGCAGCTGCGCGCACGCGCGGCCGAGGATGACGCGATCCTGCGCGAGATCCTCAACACGACCGACCGGGTGGTCGCCGCCGTGTCCGACGCGATCGAGCGCCTCCGCGGCATCGTCATCGCGACCGGCAAGGCGACGATCAACTCCACCAACTTCGGTGGAGCGACCGACGGCTTCTGGTCCGACGACGACTTCGGTCGCGCCGGTGGCCACACCGTCACCGCCGGTTCCGCGTGGACCACGGGATCCGTCTCGCGCCTCACGGACCTGCAGACGTGGTTCGACGTGTACGTCGCGACCAACGGTGTCGAGCCGGGCGCGCTGCTTATGTCGACGCGCGTTCTGCGCGCGCTCGCGGCGGGCACCGAGTTCCAGACCCAGCTGATCAACGGAGGCGCCCGCCCGGCGACCCGTCAGCAGGTCCAGGACATCCTCTCCGGCGCGGGTCTGCCCGAGATCGTCGTGTACGACCGTCGCGTGAGCGTCGGCGGCACGGCGACGAAGGTCCTCCCCGACGACCGCCTGTTCCTCCTTCCCCCGGCTGTCGAGCCGGACGGCGAGTCGGAGCTCGGCGCGACGTTCTGGGGCGAGACCCTCACTGCCACCGAGGGTGGCTGGGGCATCGAGCCCGGCGAGACGCCCGGCATCGTCGCGGGCGTGTACCGCGGCGAGAAGCCCCCGCTCATCGCGGAGGTCATCTCGGACGCGATCGCCCTTCCGGTGCTCGCGAACGCCGACCTCAGCTTCTCCGCAGACGTCCTCTAGCAGGACACCCCTGGTGGGGAGCCCGCCGGCCCGGGCTCCCCACCACCCCAACACTTTCCACTCGATCAAAAGGAGTGACCATGAGCAAGACTCTCGCAACCGCCGTCCACCTGACCGACGACTCGGGCATCGTGCACTCGTTCCTGACCGGCACCACGCCCTCGAAGTGGGCGCGCAAGCAGATCACCAACCCGAAGGCGTGGGTCGAGTCCGACGAGACGGACGAAGACGAGGTCGCCGACGGCTCGGGAGATGAGTCGCCCGACGAGTCCGGCGAGGGCGCTGGCGAGTCGGAAGATGCACCCGCCGGCGGCGAGGTGGAGATCCCTCGCAAGAACGGCTCGACGGACGCGTGGCGCGCCTACGCCGACTCGAAGGGCTTCGAGACCGACGAGGACATCAGCCGCGGCGAGATCATCGCGGCCCTCGAAGCCGCCGGCATCCCGACCGAGTAACCGAACGTCGGGGCTGGACATCCGCGCCCAGCCCCGACCCCGAACGGGAGGCACGACGTGCTCGCAGACTTCGTCGTTCAGAAGGACGTCACCGACGTCTGCGAACCCCTCACGGACGAGCAGCTCGCGACCGTTCCCGGCCTCCTCGCACAGGCGATGGGGCGCCTCCGGTCCGACGCGCGCGAGGCAGGCGTCGACCTCGACGCCGTGATCTGGTCCGACCCGATCAAGATGATCCTCGCTAAGACAGCCGTGACCAACGCCGTGAAGCGAGTCCTCACGAACACCGACGGCGCCACCCGACGGTCGTTCTCGATCGACGACTACCGCGAAGACGTCGCCTACGACGACAAGACCCCCGGCCCGAAGGTCATCTTCATCGACCCGGCCGACCTCAGCGGACTGATCCCGAGGAAGCGCAACCGACTCGGCACCATCCGACTCGGAGCTGCGCTGTGAGCCGAGCCGAGGTCCTCGCCCGCGGCCGCGCCCGTGCCGACGCGGGGATGACGGAGACCATCACCGCGGGCATCTGGCGGGACGGCACTCACCCCGAAACGGGAAACCCGACTCGCGTCCTGGTCACGGAGCACTACTCCGGTCCGGCGCAGGTCAAGTACGACTCCATGACCGTCTCGATCAGCGACAACGCGGCGCAGCGCGTCGCCAGTCAGGCCGTCATCGTGAAGGTGCCAGCCAGCGCCCCGATCATCCCCGAGGGCGACTCGATCATGATCAACGAGTCCACGGTCGACACATCGCTCGTCGGGAAGACGTTCTATGTCGACGGCGCCCCGCAGGGGGGCCAGACAACCTCGCACCGGTATCCCGTGAAGGAGCTGCCGTGAGCATGTCCTTCGACTTCACCGAAGTGGACGCTCTCGCCGTCGACCTCGGCGAGGTCCCCGATCGTGTGCGCCGAAACGTCCCGAAGGCCCTCACGGTGACCGCGCGCAACATGAAGGACGACTGGCGGAACCTCGCGAAAGGCGCATCCGGACGACACGCGAAAGCGTTCCCGAACGCCATCACCTACGACGTCGAGACCCTGTCGGACGGCTACGTGGCAGACATCGGCCCTGAGTTGGAGCGGAATCAGGGTGCTCTCGGCTTCCTCGAAGAGGGCGTCGGCTCTCAGAACACCGCCGGACAGAACGCTATCCCGCTCGTGGTGAAGGCCAACGAGAACGACTTCATCCGCGGAATGCTCCTCGCGGTCGCCGAGCCGCTGGAGGGGTGATGCACGCAGATCACCACAACGCCGTCCTGGCGCGGTGCCGGGAACACGAGGTACTGGCGGACAAGACGGAGAGCGGCATCCGATTCTCGGACGGCGGCGCGCCGGTCAGATCGAATTACATCTCCGTGATCACCACGCTCCCCGGCTTCGAAGAAAGCCGCCTCACGTCCGAGCAGACCCCGGACGCGGACGCATTCCTCTTCATTCGGATCCGAGTCGTCGCGGTCGACTACGACGGACTTCTAGTGTTGATCAGCGCCACAGACAAGCAGCTCGTTGGCCACCATCTGTCCGTCACCGATCGAGCCGTCACGGGGCTCGATCGGACGATGAGCGATCCGATCTTCGACCAAGCGTCACGACTGTGGCACGTCGACATGCTCCTCGAAGCGACCTCATCCCGCGCCTAGGCGCACTGAACTTCACCGCCCTACCTGGACGGTGGCTCCGGCATGCCCGGAACTTCACACGGTGGACTCACAGAAGGAGACACGGCAATGGCCGATGTTGCAGAAGCAATCGGCGGGCCTCCCGCCGTCGACCAGTCCGGGAACCTCACCCTCTGGTGGGTCCCGACGATCGCGAACCCCGACTCGCCCACCGCGGCCGAGATCGGCGCCGCCGGCGCGAAGCGCATCACGTACAGCTTCACGCAGGACGGCTGGACCCCGTCCGCCCCGCAGGAGAAGAACGACGACATCCGACTGACCTCGAAGCAGCGGAAGCAGTCGTTCGGGATCAGCAACCCCGAGCTGGGCGACCTGATCTACGTCGACTCGACCGACGCAGCGTCCGCTGCCGTCATCCTGGCCGGCCAGAGCGCAGGCCACATCGTCGAGCGCCGCGGGGTGCCCAACGCGACACTCATCGCCGCGGCCCAGAAGGTCCGCGTGTGGAAGGTCACCCTCGGCAACGAGGCACCCGGACCCGTCACCGGATCCGGGAAGTTCACGTACCTGCGACCCGTGGTCGTCGAGTACATGTCGGGCGTCGTCGCGGTCGCCTGACCCAGACCCCCGCGGGGACGCTTCCACCGGGCGTCCCCGCGGGCCCTTCACACGGTGGAAGAAACGGTGGAACCATGTCGAAGGACTTCGACGAACAGCTCGCGGCCGCGAAAGCCAAGCCCCGCGAATACAAAGACATCCCGGTCATCCTGGACTCCGAGATTGCGGCCGAGCGCGAGCGGCTCCTCGACGAGCTCGAGAACGCTCAGAAGCTGGATGCCGCGGACCAGCGTCTCGCTGGCCCGCAGGACATCAACGCGGCCCCGATCATCGAACGCCTTGAGGCGCTCACCGAGGCCGCTCAAGACTCGGTCGTGAACGTGCGCGTCAAGAAGCTCCCCGGCGACGAGTGGGCGATCATCACCTCACTGCACCCCGTCCGCGCTGGCGTCGCGATCGACATGCACTACGGGTACAACTACGACGCCGTGTGTGTCGCAGCAGCGACACACACCAGCGAGAACGGTGACGTGTACGCGTTCCGCGTCGACGGGGACGAAGAGATCCCCATGACGCCCGAACAGTGGCGGTCGCTCTTCTCCGTCATCTCCGGAGCCGAGGCCAGCGAGCTTCGCGACGCCATCTGGTCACTCAACGAGTACGAGCCCAC